ATGCTAGTAGTATTGCTTGGGATTGCTCACTTAACCAAGTAGCAACAGTAACACTAGGTGGCAATAGAGCACTAGCGAACCCTACTAACAAAGTAGCAGGAGCAACTTATGTTCTTATTGTAAAGCAAGACGGAACAGGTAGCAGAACATTAAGTTTTGGTAGTGATTATAAGTTTCACCTAGGAGCAACACCAACAATGTCAACTGGTGCTAATGATGTTGACATCTTATGTTTTATTACAGATGGTACAAATATGTTTGGTACTGCTTTATTGGACTTTAGTTAATGCCATTTACTAATGCTATGTTTTTTGGTATGAAGGGTGGACAATTTGATGCTACTGTAACATTTAGTGGTAGAGAGGCTAACACTAATAACTTTGCTGGTTTTTATTCAACACCAGTTATAGTAACAAATCCTTCAGGACTTATCCTTACTCCAGTATTTTATGCTGTACACCCTCTTACAGGCAGAGGTACTGCTAGTATTGCATTATTAAGCAATACATCTTATCAAATAACAGTAATAGAAAATTATACAAGTGCTGTAGGTAATTCAGCATTTTTAGGTATAGGACAACTAGACGGTGGGGGTGAATTCCAAGCACCATTTAATATGGTACAAGTAATAGGTGAACTATGGGACACAAGTTCTTTTAAAACATTTACTGCTTCGGTACATACACCTAGTCATGGAGCAGGACTAGTAGTATCACAAAACAGTGAAGATATAAATGATAGCCTAACAGGCACATTAAAATTAGGAATTAGCAGAGTTAGTTAATTCTGTTAAATAATAAACAATGACTATAAACAACACAACAGGAGTATAAAATATGTCACTCAGCAATTATGCAGAACTGAAGATGTTGGACCATTTGTTAGGTAAAGGAACTAGAGATTTTACTAGTCCGGCAACACTAGCAGTAGCAATGGCTTCAGCAGTTTCAGGTTCAGAACCAGTAACAGTAACAGAGTTTGCTAATGCTAACGGGTATGTTAGACAAGCAGTAACTTTTGCGGCAGCCTCAAGCGGAAATGCTAAAAATAGTGTTTTAGTAAGTTTTCCAACAGCAACAGGTAACCAAGGAACTTGTACACACATAGCGGTATACGATAGCCTTACTTACGGCGGCGGAAACTTATTATTTTACGGAGCCTTAACAGCAAGTAAAACTATTGATACAGGTGATACATTCGAGATTAAAATAAACAACTTGACAGTTAATTTAGACTAGTAATAAGGATAGCAAATGGCTACCATTTACGGTGTATTTTCCAATTATGTTGCTCCCGACTATGTAGCAGATGACTATGTAGAAGGTAAATCTATTACCAGTACTTGTACAGTTACAGCAACTGCCAGGGATATAGATTTTCCCGACAACATTATATACAGTTGGGATGATACAGGTACTAGTACATACAGTTGGGATAACTGGTGGTTAACTGATCAAACTTGGGACCAAAAAGGTATAATCTTTAGAAGTAAACTTTCTGTAGATACTACCGGACACAAAATAAAATTTGGTATTGCTGATTTAACATTTGATTTAAGTGCTAGTGCTGTACCGAGTTATACAGGTGGTGGCACAAGTATTGTAGATGGTGTACTTAGTTCTACAATTCAAGGTGGTATATTATATGATGCCGCTGGAATTGTTACAGGTACAAGTAGTGTAGTAACACTAGGTGGTTATGAAAGAGCGGCAAATGCCACTTTACAAATAACTTCTGTTGTAACTAATGATTCAACTAATGCTTTAACATTAGGCGGAATTATTAGTTTAGACTTAACAGCGACAGTAAGTCCTACAGGTAATGTAGACTTTGTTGGTAATGTTCAAGTTCCTATAACACTTAGTTTACAAACAGATAGTGCTGTACAGTATGTTGGAGCATCTACTATTGATTTAGGTAGTGTTATTGTAACTATTGCTTCGGCAACACCTGTTCCAGACCCGTATAGAGAATGGACAGTAGACAGTGAAACAAGACAGTTTCCGTTGAAAAGCGAAACAAGAAGTACAATTATAGCAAGTGAAACTAGAACTATGATAATACCACAAGAAACAAGAACAATAACGGTAGCAGACGAAACAAGAATTTATAAAGTACCATTACCGCCTATTGTAACACCAAATATAAGGAGAAATACATGACAATATTAACAGGGTATAGAGCAGACAGAGATGGTGCCTATATTGACAAGGACTCAGAAGCAGTACTTGATTACGGCATTGATTGGAGTGACTGGATGCCAACAGATGATAGTATTAGTACAAGTACTTGGACAGTAAGTACTATTTCAGGCGATACAGATGCTTTAACAATAGACAGTAGTGCCTTTACAGGTGCTACAAGTAAAACTATAGCAACTATATCAGGCGGAACTGATGGAAACATTTATACTTTAAGCAATAAAATTGTTACAGGTGACGGCAGAACTGATAGACGACACTTTAGAGTGTGTGTCAAAGCAAGGAGTGTATAATGCAAAGTAATGTAATTGAACTGGAAATACCAGACATACAGTATGATAAAGAAACAGAACAAAAGCAAGGTCCTGGCAGACCTAAAGTAGTCATTGACCAAGAGCAAGTAGTTAAACTTGCTAAACTAGGTGCTAACAATACAGAGATAGCAGACTTTTTTGATTGTTCAGAAAGTGTTATCCGTAAAAGATTTAGCGGTTTACTTAAACAGTCAAGAAGCCATCTTAAAATGAGGCTAAGACAGGCTATGATTGACAATGCTATACACAAGGGTAATGTAGTAGCACAGATATGGTTATCTAAGAACTATTTAAAAATGTCAGATGCTGGTCCACAGGACGAAGTGTTACCTTGGAACGAGGAAAAGTAATTGAAATTAACCATTCCACAAGAAGCAGTAGCAAATGACAAAAGTCGTTTTAAAGTACTAGTTGCTGGAAGACGATTTGGTAAGACTCACTTGTGTGTAAGAGAGTTAGCCAAGTTTGCTAGGTTCCCAGATAAAAAGATATTATACTTGGCTCCTACTTATGGTATGGCAAGAAGTATTGTATGGGATGACCTTAAAGCAAAGTTAATAGAACTGAGATGGTTAAAACGAAAGAACGAAAACGAATTAAGTGTAGAACTTAAGAATGGTAGTAAAATATTCCTCAAAGGCTGTGAGAAGTATGACAGTTTAAGGGGTGGCGGATATGACTATGTTGTATTTGATGAATTTGCTGACATTGATAAAAAAGTTTGGACACACATTATTAGACCAGCAATAGCAGACAGAGAAGGTGGTGCTTTATTTTGTGGAACACCTAAAGGCACTAGTAATTGGAGTTATGACTTATACACTAATGCTAAGTTTGAGAAAGACTGGAACAGTTGGGCATTTACAACTGTAGAAGGTGGACAAGTAAGTAAAGAAGAATTACAAACAGCAAAACAAGAACTAGATGCTAAGATTTACAGACAAGAATTTGAAGCAAGTTTTGAAAGTTTTGATGGAGTTATATACCATAACTGGGATAGACAAAAACATGTAAGCACTTACAATTTTCCTATTCCTAGTATTATTCATGTTGGTATAGACTTTAACACATCACCTATGAGTGCTATTGTATTTGCTGGACATGGTGCTAATAGTTTATGGGCTATAGATGAGTTTGTGTTATATAATAGTAACACACATCAAATGGCACAACAAATTAAAAACAAGTTTCCTACACAAAGAATTATAATATATCCAGACCCTGCTGGTAGACAAAGAAAGACATCAGCAATGGGAAAAACGGATATATCAATACTACAAAACGAAGGTTTTATAGTAAAAGCAAGAAAGGCTTCTATTCCAGTTAGGGATAGAATTAATGCTGTAAATAGTTTGCTTATGAATGCTAACAAACAAGTAAGACTGTTAGTTGATCCTAAGTGTAAAATGACAGTAAAGGCAATGGAAAAGATGTCATATAAAGAAGGTACTAACATACCAGACTTAAACAATGACTATAACCACATAAGTGATGCTTTTGGATATGCTATAGAATATCAATATCCAGTAGCCAAGAATAAACAAGCAACACCTCAACCAACTCGCTGGGCAGTAGGGATGGCATAAGGTAAAATATAAGGAAATTATTATGAAAGATTATAATTTAGACAATGGAATGCCAGCCCATCCAGAATGGAAAAAGAATATTGCTAGATGGAGATATCTACGAGATTCTTACCAAGGCGGTTTGGCATATAAACACGGTGAGTACTTACAACGGTACACACTTGAAACAGAAGGCCAATACGGCCAACGGTTAGAAAGTACACCTTTAGATAATTTGTGTAAGAATGTTGTACACACTTATACAAGTTTCATATATTCACAACCAATTAAAAGAGACATAAGCGGACTTAATCCAGAAACAGTTGGTAAGTTCTTTAAAGATTGTGATTTAGAAGGTCGTAGTTTTGATTCATTTATGAGAGAGGTTAGTATCTACTCAAGTGTATACGGTGCTGTATGGTGTGTTGTAGACAAACCAAGTACACCTGTAGTAACACTAGCAGACCAACAAGCAAAGAACATTAGACCATATGTGTCAATGTATTCACCAGAAAATGTTATTGACTGGCATTACGAAAGACAGGAAAATGGAGTATATCAACTTGCCCGGCTGACTCTATTAGAAGAAATATTAGATGATGAATATGCTATGGTTAAATGTTTTTATAAAGACTATGTTGAAGTTAAGAAAGTAGAAATAGACTCAGGTAAAGAATTTATTATGCAAGAGTACGAAAACCCATTAGGTATTGTACCAGCATTTCTTGCCTATACAAGTCGTTCTCCTATTAGAGCAATTGGTATTAGTGACATTGACGATATTGCTGATCAACAGAGAGCAATATATTCGGAACTAAGTGAAGTAGAACAACAAATTAGATTATCAGGACATCCTAGTATTGTAGCAACACCAGGCACAGAATTAAGTGCTGGAGCGGGAGCGGTAATTACTATGGACGAGAACTTAGATCCGGGTATGAAACCATATTTGTTACAAGCAGACGGTAGCGGAGTAACAAGTATATTAGACAGTATCAAAAACAAAATAAGTGCTATTGAAAGAATGGCACATTTAGAAACAGCAAGAGGCACAAGAACTGCTATGTCAGGTGTTGCTATGCTTGTTGAATCTAGAATACTTTCTCAAAAGTTAAGTGAAAAAGCAAATAATTTAGCACATTGTGAAGAACAGTTATGGAGTTTATTTGGCTTATGGGAAGGTACTGAATGGACAGGTGATGTTGTATACCCTGATACATTTGATACTAGAGACCAAACAGTTACTTTACAAAATATTAAACTTGCTAAAGAAGGTGGTATTACTAATCCTAAACTTCTTCAAGCAATGGACAATATAGTTGCTGAAGTGTTAATTGAAGATGATGAAGAAAGAAAACAAGTGTTAGAAACAGAACATCCTGTTACAACACCTGCTAACAGAACAGAGCATATCCAAGAAATGATAATGGAAGGCTATACAGATGAACAAATGTTAGGGTTACATCCAGAAATAACACAAGAAGACATTCAAGTAGCAAAGCAGGCCCTAGTAGATCAGGAAAATTAATATGCTAAATCAATTACAAGTAGAGAGAATCAATGAGCATAGTATTAAAGAGAGTAGCAAAGAGTCCTTACACATTTAGACCACATTGGAGTGTAAACAAAATACAAAATCCAGGGTTTGCTGTTAAGGACAGAGATTTAGCATACAGGCACTTAGAAGATAGTAATTTAAGTGCTAATTGGTTATGTGAAATAGGCAGTGACATAGGCCGTAGTACAGCATGGTTAAGCAATATAGCACAGAACATAGATGTGTATGAACAGGACACAAGTTATATTGAAATATGTAAACAACAATGTTACAGACACCAAAAGCAGTACGGGCCAATACGGAATGTTAACTGGGTTGAAGTAGAAGATATAAGTATTACACAAGTGTTAGAAACTTTACCTAAGCATTATGATGCTATAAAGTTACAAACAGTTGGAGTAGCACAATATGTTCCACTAATGCTACAAAAACTAAAACCCAATGGTTTCCTGTTATTAAAAGAATACGGAAGCCAAACAGAGAAGCAAGAACTAGTACAAATGTTACAATATCAGTATAATATGACTTTATCGAGGCATGAATCACAGTTATTCGTAGCAAAACATAAATAACAATAGTAGGAGAAACTATATGACTGACGAGACTCAGGTAATGGAAAACACATCCACAGCAGATGCTGAAACAGTGGTAAATGAGGAAGTTGTTTCAAAAAACTTCTCTCAAGATCAACTAGACAAAATAGTTGAAGATAGGTTGAGAAAACAGCGATCAGCCTTAGAGAGAAAATATGCTGGGGTCGATGTAAGCAAATACAATGAACTTGTAGAAGCAGAAGAGACCAAACAAATGGAGGCCAGAAAGGCTAAAGGTGAATTTGAACAAATTCTCAAAGAAACAGTTAGCAAAAAGGACGGTGAAATTAGTGCTATGAAGCAAGAATTACACAAAGTCAAAGTAGATGGTGCCGTTATTAATGCCGCTAGTCAATTTAAAGCAATCAATCCAGAGCAAGTTACTAGATTGTTACAAGATCAAGTTAGATTAAGTGACACAGGACAAGCAGAGGTAGTTGATGCTACAACTGGACAAGCAAGGTATAATGACAAAGGTGAACCATTAGAAATTTCTGAACTTGTGGAAGACTTTATGAAAGCCAACCCACACTTCGCATCCGCTACTCCCGGAGGCACAGACACTAGAAGTAATGTTACTTCTAATAAAGTGACTGGACTTAATCTTTCCGAAATGGATATGAATAATCCAGAACACAGAAAAATTTATAGTGAAGCCAAGAGAACGGGGAAACTATAATTTAATTTAACAAGCCTAAAGGAGAAATATTATGGCAAATGCAGCATACGGTTCAGGTTTAAACCTGGATGCTATGGTAGTACCGGTTAAAGCGGCTACTGTATATACAGCACAGGAAAATAGTTTATATCTTCCAGGAACAATCGTTCCAAACATTAATGTACCGGCTGGTTCAGCATCAGCACAAGTTCCAGTAATGGGATCGGTAACAGCAAAAACAATCACATCAGAAGGAACAGGATCAGATCCACAAGATTTCGAAACTTTACTTCCAAGTGATACTAAAAACACAATTAACCTTTCGCTTCATGCGGCTCGTACAGTATTAAGAGACCTTGGTGGTATCGATACTGCTGATATGGGTAGAATTATGGGTAATGCTATTGCTACAGCAGTAGACAAAGAAATTACTTCTAAATTCGTAGGCATGACTGAGCAAGAAATTACTTCTGGTAACTTAGATTTAGACGAAGTATTTGCGGCTGTGGCTACAATTCGTGGCAACGGTGAAAACGGCCAATTATTTGGTATCGTTTCAACAGATGCTTATGCTAACCTAATGTCAGCAATTGGTTCAACATCATTCGCTGGTGGTGAATTCCAAAACTCAGCAATGAGAAACGGATTCTTTGGTTCAATCGCAGGTGTACAATGTTTTGTAAGTTCATACTTAAACAACACAGTACTAGGTTCTGCTGTTAATCCTAAGATGGCAGTATTCTCTGGTGATGCTATGAGAATGGCTTCACAAGGTGGAGTAAATGTAGAAGTTGCTCGTAGACCTGAGGCAGTTGGTTTTGATGTTGTGGCTTCAATGGCACAAGGTGCAAAACTGATTGATGCTACTCGTGGTGTTATCATTATTGACCAATCATAATAGTTGGTAATAAAGTTTTTTGTGAGGGGTATTTTATCCCTCACATACACTAACAATAGGAGATTACAATGGCATTGTTTACAGAAGCGGATATAGTAGAACTAGTTCCAGACATACTTGAGTATGGTATACAGGACTTTAGTGATGATATTGCCCGTACTGAAGAAGACATTTATCGTCTACTTAGAATACAGTGGTGGGTACCAATTGCTAAAAGATCAGGTGAAATGGACACTAGTAAACTAGATCCAACAGAACTTAAACGAAGTTGTGTTTATCACTGCCTTGCTTATTTTATATTTCCTAAACTATCTAAATTTGAAGTCGATGGCGACAGATTTACAAGCATGATGGATTACTATAAGGCTAGATTTGATGAAGAATTTAATTTAGCAATTAGAGAATTACATTATGACTTTGATGGTTCAGGAACATTTACTGATAGCGAAGTAGTACACAACGAAAGTAGAAGGTTAGTAAGATAATGAGTATTAGAAATAGTATAGCGGAAAATATAGTAACTGTTTTAGAAAATGCTACAGACCCACAGTTTGTATTTGTTACTAGAGCACCTATAGATCCACAACAACTATCTAATGCTCAGTATCCATGTGTGTATGTAGAAACACTCGATGAAACACGAGAAGACGACACCATGGGTGTAGCAGGCGGCACAACACAAAGACAATCAATTTTGAATGTTGGTGTTAATTGTTATGTTAGAACAAGTCCTGAGATGATGGATATTACACGAAATAATGTAATTGAAAGAGTTGAAGAAGTACTTGATGCTGACAGAACAAGAGGAGGAGTTGCTTGGGACACACAACTAACAACTGTTACAGTACAGAATGATGTAGAATCAACTATTGGTTTGGTACAACTTAATATTCAAATATTGTACAAATACACAACAGGAGAAGCATAATGGGAATCGACAGAAACCTAATAAAAAACAAACAGGAATCAAACAAACCAAAGACTGATTCAGGCGAGGTCAAGTTGAAACCTGTTAAAGAAACAATTAACAAAGAGATAGAGTCTGTTGAAGCAGAATCTAAATCTTCAACCTCAGATAAAGGAGAATAGATATGGCGACATATACAGGAAAATCAGGTGTTCTTAAAGTACATGATGGAAGCGGCCTAAAAGCAGTTGCTGAAATTAGATCATTTACAATGGATGCTACAATGGACACTATTGAAAATACGGCTATGGGTGCTACTAACAACAGTAGAACTTATGTGGCTGGATTAGAAACAGCGACTTTTACTGCTGAAATTCTATATGCGGCACAAGAGAATTCATCTAACTCTGATACAATCCCAGCATTGAGATTAGGATCAGAAGCAGTTGCTTTCGAAATGTACCCAAGTAGTACTACACAAAGTGCTACACCAGTAAACACAGTTATAAGCGGAAATGCTATTATTACTGGTTACTCAATTTCATCTAGTTTTGATGATATGGTAACTGCTACTATTTCAGCACAAGTAACTGGCGATTTAGCATACGGCGATGCTTAATTAAAATGATCCAGGTTCGAGTTAGTTCGCCAGACAAGACTATCAAACAACTTAATACTAGTATTGAGAAGTTCATTGATGGTTTTACTGACGACTTGCTTGGCAACTTAAAAAGTACTAGACGAGCAACACCGGGTACAGGTAAGACACCTTACAAATCTGGTCGGGCTAGTTCGGGCTGGAACAAAAAATCAAATGATACTGTACAAAATACAGTACCATACATAAGCCGTTTAGAAGATGGCTATAGTAAGAAGCAGGCCCCAAGAGGGTTTGTTAAACAATCAATTAACAAAACAATTAGAAAAACTTCAAGGAGTAAAATATGAGTGTATTAGACAATGCTAAAAAACATTTTAGCGAAAGGGCTTTAGGAAACTTACAAAAGATAACAGTACCAGAATGGAAAACTGATATCTATTATAAACCAGTTAACAATTTTGCTGTAGAATCAAAAATTATTGAACTTACACAAAAGAACAAACTTACTGAAGCATTAATAGAAACATTAATTTTAAAGGCACTAGATGCCGATGGCAAACCATTGTTTGGCAGGTTGGACAAAATGGAATTTATGAATGCAGTAGACCCAGCAATTATAACGAGAGTTGTAAGTGAAATGAATACTTCAGACATGGTTGAATTTGAGACAACTGAAAAAAACTAAGAGAGGACAGGGACCTTCAATTGATTATGAGAATAGCAAAAGAGTTACATAAATCAGTCGAAGAAGTATTCCAGTTCTCTGTCCTAGAAATAAACTTATGGATGGCCTACTTTAAATTAGAAGCGGAGGCAAGTAAACGACATGGCAAGCACTAAAATTGATATTATTGCCAATAATAAGGCCTCAGCGGCCTTAGGCAAAGTAAATCGCGATGTAAAGAAAATTGGTACATCATCACAAGGATTAAACGATAACTTTAGAAAAATGAAGGGATTAGTCCTTGGAGTAGGTGCCGCTTTAGGTGGTATTAAACTTGCTAAAAGTTTTTTAGACACCGCTGTACAATTTGAAAACTTAGGTATACAGTTAAAATTCATCACAGGTTCAGCAGAAGAAGGTGCTAAAGCATTTGACATTGTAACTAAATCAGCGGCTAAAAGTGCCTTTAGTTTAGAACAAATGGCTAATGCTTCACCCTTACTATTAACAGTAGCAGACTCAACAGACGAACTAAATGAACTGTTAGCAATGACAGGTGATATTGCCGCGGCTACAGGCTTAGGCTTTGAAGAAACAGCAGGGCAATTACAAAGGGCTATGTCCGGCGGTATAGCAAGTGCCGACTTGTTCAGAGAAAAAGGTGTTAAAAGTATGTTAGGCTTCCAAGAGGGAGTAAAATATACAGCCGAAGAAACTGAACGAATGATTAAAGAAGGCTTTGCTAATGCTACATTTAGTATTGCTGGTGCTGGTGAAGAAATGTCCAAAACATTTAGTGGACAAATGAGCATGATGGGTGATGCTTTCTTACAATTCAAAAAGACAACAATGGAAGCAGGTGTATTTCCGGCACTTAAAGCAGAACTAGGTGATTTACAAACATTCTTAGAGGACAATCAAGAAGCAATAGATGATATTGCTACAGCATTAGGCGAAGGTATTGCTACAAGTATTATGGCAGTAGGCGAAGCAGTAGCCTTTATAGCAGAACATTCAGAGACATTTAAAAAAGCCGCTAAAGCAATGGTAATAATAACACTTGCTAAAT